TTCTTTTGCAAGTTCTAGAATACCCTCAATTGCTTGAGAACCTTTTTCAACAAGACCATAAAAGTTCTCTCGTTGATACTTATAGTCATTCTCTATATCTTCTTCATTACTAGTCGGTATATCAATCTTTTTAGGAACTACAAATGAATTTTCTTTAATCGCAGTTTCTACAGGATCGAATACACCTAGTGCTTTATCAATTTCTGAAAATGGGTCTTTCATAATCTAACCTTTTTTTACATCTGTTCCACTAGTTGGATCATAGTTCTTTGCATCTTGAAAGAAAGAACTTGTTTCACTAAATCCAAAATCATCATCTGCATCAGCACTTGATGGGTTTGGTGCAACAGAATATCTCTGTTCTCTTGTAGGTGTAACTGCTGGTAAGTCTGAAAATTGATCTACCTGTACAGTTTTGATAACACTTGAAGAAGTAACAGGGCCATATAGATAAAACTTTAAAGTAAATGCTAAAGTATAGATAATAGCTCTACGACTTTCAAAGTCTCCTTGATAGTTATCTTCATAACCCACACTATTTAAAATGATTGGAACATCTCTTTTGATTCCCATATCTGCCATGTCGTTAAGTGTTAAAGTGTAATCTGGTTGAAAGTATGGAAGTATTTGTTCTACAATCTGCAACGCATCATCAGAGTTCTTTGCCATTGCATATAGAGTAATCTCCATGTTATATGGAACAGGCATGAACTGTGTGTCTAACTTATCTGCATTTGCACTAGAAGTTTTTACTTTTTTAAATTTCTGTACACGATTTAGTTTACGAGTGGAGTCATATGTTAATGAACCAATCTCAAAACCTAATCGTGGTAAAGTAATTGCAGCTGCACTTCCAAGTGATGGGTCTGCATCTAAACGAGTTAACCATTTTTGTTTAGGCCCATATGCAAGTGGTACTTTCATTGATTGTTGAATAACTCCAGAGTTGTCCTTACGAACTATCTGAATATTGTTAAACATAGTTCCAAACGCAACTATTATATTCCTTACTGTTTCGTGGTAAAATTGTTGTCCTAACATTATGTGGCACTCCCTACATCACCAAATGGATTTGATTCAGAAAAGTCTAATACTGTATCGTCAAGTTGGTCGAATAATTCATTTTGTGAAGTCTTATCTGTATCATAATCACCTACTATATAGTCTTCTGTAAGTATGTATGAAGCTATACCAGTATCAGCTGCATTTTCTAACTGGATAGAACCGACTTCATTTTCAAGTGTAATCTGGAATTGTCTTGCATCTGTAGATAATTCACCCTCGATTGCATCAATAGTTGCAATACCTGTGTCAATAACTTCTGAAGCATATTCAAACTGTTTACATCTTAGTTTATATACTGGGTTGTTGTCCAGTTGATAAAAAGGTTCGTCATGGTCTACAAAGTTAATCTCAAACATCTTTTCAAAGACAGGGTGATAAACTAAATCTCCCTCTTGTGGTCTGTCTGCATCTGTTGTAGCCGTGTCTTGTAGTATATAAAAGTTTCCAGTAAATGATGAAAGATTAGATGAGTTACCAGTTTGATCTATAGTTCCAGATTCTAATGCAATAGAACCCCCACCTTCCTCTAAATTAATCTGACTGTCCATCTCTTGAAATCGTTCTTTGGAAACTACGAATGTAATTTCATTACGATTTTCTAAACCGAACTGTGATATGATTTCTTTATCACCACCAAAACCAGCACCATCTTCTACATACATTTCAATTGGTTCTGCATTTGTGTATTTGGATAGTGCATCTTCTCCGAGAACATTATCAAGTGCAACAGTTTCACGATTGACATAATATACATCATGTCCGTAAATCTGTATCGCTTCCTTAACTAAGTTTTGATACAGACTTCTTTCTGTTACAAGAGAGTGTAGATTACTCGTATGAAATGCACTATTAACAGCCATTTAATTAACCTTTAAACATATCTATAGGTGGTTCATTTAAAAACATTCTATCTTCTAAATCTTTTATTTCTTCTAATGCTTGTGAGAATATAGTTTCACCATTCATAGTGACTCCACCTAACATTGCAACACCAGAAAACTTAGAAAGGTTTGCACCCCATTGTCTTTTAATCAATGCAGTTGTGTATCTCTTTAGGAATATGTCATCAAACATATCTGTGAAAGTTGCTGGGTCTAATTTACGATAACATTCAATAACTAAGAACTCACCGATACTTATATCATTAGCCCAATCCATATCAATGTATAAACGATTTTGATGTTCATTAAAACGCAAAGGTTTTTCACCAATAAGAATGTGTGATAAGAAATCTAAATGTTGCATTGTCATCTCGTATTGGACAATTGATGTAGAACTAAAATCATACAAGTCGTTTAATCTAAGTTGATAACGAATATCAAACATATTATTTGTTGCAGTATTATCAAATGGAAAGATATTCATAACTGATATAACACTAGAAGGCATAGGTATAAATCCACCACCCTCTTTAAATGTTGCAGTTATAGAACTATCAGAAGAATCTGTTGCAGTTGTAGATGTATTGCCTGCAGCTCTTGCAACATCATCAGCAGTTATTTGATATTTAAGATACATTCTCTCAACACCATCATAAGAATAATGTGAAAAATATTGTAATGCTTCATCTATTCTATCATCTACTTGGTCATCTGATACGTTGATGTCAATAACACCAAAACCTAATGACCTAAGACAGTAGGACTTTAATGTTGCTTTTGTATTAGGTATTGCCATATCTTTTTCCTTTATATACTATTTAGTCAATAACTAAAGTCCAGCACCAATTGCAATTGCAAATGCTCTTGTTCTTGATTCTACTGCATCAACAAATGCTTTAATAGATTGTTGTGATGCGACCTTTGTTGCAGAATTACTTGCCATATCATCTTCATCTAAAAATGCAGTACCAGTTATTCCAGTATTTAGGACAGGACTTGTTAGAGTTTTGTTTGTTAGTGTTTGTGTTGATGTCAGTTGAACTACGTCACTTGATATCACAAAATCTAACTTACCATTTGTATCATCATAAGTAACTGTAATACCACTTTCAGTATTACTACCAATCATTGCACCAACAGCGTCTTGTAATTCTTCAGTTGATATTTGGACTGATGGAGATACACCAACAAACTTTCCAGATGAAGCTTGAAATGATAATAGTTTACCATCTACTTTTGCTGTATCTCTGTCAACATCATCCATAAACTCAAGTCTAACTTCACCACCACCAGCACCAGACATTTGTGCTGAGGATACTTGTTTTGCAATGAGTGATCTAAAGTTATCAAATTCTTTTCGTAGAGTTGTAATTTGATTGACTTCTTCTGTGATATGTGTCTTTTCTCCCATACTGTCAAGATTAGTAATAACCTTGTCAATCAGAGTTGCAGTCTTCTCTACTGAAGTAGGTTCTTCAGAATCTTTAACCAGTTCTACTGGTTCTATATGTGTAGTTGTAGAGAACAATTCTTCAAGTGATTGTATTACACTCTCATCAATTGGTTTTTGTTTAGGATATTCTTCTTCAGGCCATTCGTTTGGCCATGTTGCTTCTGGTTTAGTAATCTCACTAAAGGTATCTACCAGATTTGCAAAGGTATCTAAGTTATTCTTTTCGTCTAGAGATAATCGTAACTCAACCTCAACCTTTGCTTCTTCGTGTGCAACATTAAGTCCACTAAACAGTTCAGTAATGTCTGCTTGTTCTATCTTAGGAACATGGGGTGCATGAACTTTAGTTTCTTTTGCAATAGACTCCAAATCTTCAAATAGATTCGTAATGTCTGATTTCAACTCAAGTTGTTGAGATGGCATAATATTCCCCTTTGTTAGTATTTATAATAAGGGAATTATGCGTCTTCTAATGCCTTAATACGAGCAAGTGCTGAAGTTAGTGATTTTTCAAGTGCATCATTCTTAGTTGATAATTCTTGTATGGCTTTTACTAAGGGTATAACAAACATCTCTCTTGATATTTGTTGCACTCCTTGTTTATCTTCTTTCCACCCACCAAAGTCAGAAACACCTGCCGTATCTAATGCAGCTTTAACTTCTTGAGCAATAAAGTTGTGCATAGTTATGTCTGTGTTCATTTCATTAATAATATTACCGTCTTCGTCTTCTCTGCGTAAATGTGCTAACTGACTGTCTGTAGAATCAAGTTCACCACTTGCTTTCCAGTTATATTTTACAGTTCTTAAATCATTAATAAAATTAAGACCTAGCTTTTGGTCTGTAATGTTTTTCTTTAGACGTTCATCTGATGACCTAGAAAATGCTGCATCTGCATCAAAGTCATTTGAAACAATATTACTTGCTTTACCAAATGAGAAATCATTAGATGCACCTGCTATATCGTGTCCTATTACTATTGCGAAGTCTGCTGTTGCAGAAGAATTATTTGCATTTTGACCTATACAAATATTTTTATCGCCTGATGTTGTACTATCTCCAGCATCTTTACCAAAAAAATTATTACTAACACCTGTGTTTATAGCCGCTCCTGCTGAAGCACCAATTATAGTGTTGAGAGTTCCTGTTGATACTGCTACACCAGCACCAAATCCAACTGCTGTGTTGTTTGAATCTGTTGCACTCGTAAAGTTTTGTACTGCCAATGCACCTCTACCTATAGCAGTAGACCTACTTCCTAATGTATCAGCAGTAAGAGCATTATATCCTACTGCTACATTCATATCTGCATCGCCTAAAGAATCCCCAGCTAAAGCACCAATTATAGTGTTTTGGACTCCTGTTGTTATTCCTGCTCCTGCATTATTACCAACTGCTGTATTATTAGTATCTGCCCCACCATTTAATGTTTTTAATGCTCTATAACCAACTGCTGTGTTAGTTCCATTAGCATCTTCAGTTTTAAGAGCTTCAAATCCTACTGCTGTATTGCCATCGCCAGTAGTAATTGCAGTTCCTGCTTCACCTCCAATTAACACATTAAAATTACCTCCACTTGCAATAGTATTACCTGCATTTACACCAGCACGATAATTAGATGTGCCAAGTGTATTAGTAAATGGTTGTTTTAGTATATTTGCTGTATCTGATGCTTTAGTCATTCTTTACTCCCTATATAGCCAAAATGATAAAGGCTAGTAATTCACTATACCTTACACCAAGTCTTGTTTTTTCTGTGTAGCCATCTGTTGCTTCATCTTTAGTGTCCATGTATGTGTAAGCATCTTTGGCTTCTTCTCCATTTGCTTCATCAGCTTCTACTGCATCTACAGATATTTCTTTTTCCCACCATGTATCAGAACAAAACATTGCATAGTCACTTGCATCTAAACTCTCTGCTGCAAAAGCATCTTGTAAGTCTTGTGCTATAATACCAAAGTGTGTTCTTGCATTATCACCCTTAGATGCTACTGCATCTTTCCATCTAAACTTACGCAGTAAACTTTTACAAGCTACAGCAACTCTTGTTTCTGCATCACTTAATTCTGCTATGTCTTGTTTTTCATTTCTGTCTGACGTATTAATTGCATTATTTGTTGCAAAGAAGTCATCAAAACGTCTTGAACCATCTCCCAAATCATTAGTATTGTCTGATAAAGAACCATTTTTACGAGGTAGATATGCACTTGCTGTAAATGCCAAACCTACTCTATCCCCACCCCCATCTATATCTAAAGTTACTCCACCATTGGACTTTATAGTGCCTACAAGAGTACTATCTTTATAAAACTCAAGAAGGTTTCCATCATTACTAAGTCTGTGTACAATTAAAGCACCACCACCATCACGAACAAAAGTTCCTACAGCAGAAGATATTCTATGACCAGCAGTTCCAAGAGCAGTAGTAGTTTTTCCAATAAGTAAATCCCCGGCTGCTGTAACTCTCATCCTTTCCGTTACAGCGGCAGCACCATCAGCAGTTGTACTAAATATTAATCTTCCGGGCATATCATTAGAGCCAGGAGTTCCATCAACAGCTGAATGTATTTGTGCGGCTGGTGTTGCTCTATCTGTACCATCTGCACCACTCCAAATTATAGCACCTAAATTATCATCATCTTGAACAACAGTATTGTCACCTATAGTTGCAGCCCTAGATTTACTAAAATTTAAATTTCCTTGACCAGTACCAGCATTTGCTCTGTGTATAGCTATTCCTGCTGCTGCACCTGTATCTTCTATTTGTAATTTAGCATTAAATGTTGAACCAGTTGCATTTTTACCAATATACACTCTGTCATTGCCACCATCAACGAACAACATATTTGCATTGCCATTTGATTCAACACGAAAATCTACATCAGCACTTGCTTCATTGAATACTGCTCCACCATTAGCAGTAACTACACCAGCAAAAGCAAGAGTAGATGCCATATCAACAGCACCATCTATATCCACTACGTCTAAATTACTTG